GGCGCCACGTTCATTCAAGATGAACCTCCTCTTGACCGCGTGATAGCGGTCTCGGATGAACCTGAAATCATCATGGATTCCTATACGTCTTTTCGGCATACTCGTTGTATGCCTACGTATTCGGTTCCGGGATTGATGGGCCGCTTCTAATGCCCGCCCCTGTAGTTGCGGCCGCAGCAACGGCTCCTTCATGGGGGCCGGCTGCGTTAACCGCTGGAGCGGCTTTGGCCAGTTCTGCGTTCAATGTTTGGTCTCAAAATAAGACCAATGAACTGACAAAGGACTTGGCCAATACAGCACATCAACGTGAAGTTGCTGATTTACGCAAGGCAGGATTAAATCCTATTCTGTCTGCTAACAAAGGCGCTGTCACTCCGAATATGAACGCTCCGGATATTGATTCCGTAGCTGTTTCAAATTCGGCATATCAGGCATCACAGATGCGGCCTCAGCTTGCTTTGATGCAAGCTCAAGCGGCCAGCAATCTGGCTTCTGCGTCTTCAAATTCGGCACAGGCCGAAAATACGAAAGTGGAAACGGAGTACAATCGAGCGGCAAATATAAGCCGTCTCGAAGTTCTTAAAAACGAAGTGAAAGGAAGTTCGTTATCGAATGATGCAAAATTAAAGCAGATGCAAGAAATCGACGCATCGATTGCGCGTATTCAATCCGAGACCACGCGGTTAAAATGGAGCGCAAAAAATGAAGAGTCAGAATATAAGTTCGGAAAAATAGGTTCCGAAGTGTCCCGACCTGTTCAAACGCTTAATAAGGTGTATGCTCCGGTAAAGACGTGGTCCCAAAAACTCGGTAAATGGATATTTGAAAAAACGCATCCGCAAAAGAAAGGCGGTGCAACTGGAAAGTGGTAAAGAAAGGAGGTGATAAAAATGTATCGTAAAAAAGTATCGCGTAAATCCTACGGAAAGAAATTCCGCAAGGGTAAAAAAATCAACAAGAAGAATTTCGCTGTGCGGCCTGACCGTGGCGGAATTCGTCTCTAGGAAAGGAGAGGGGAGGCGAAAGCCTCCCTTTTTATATGGCATGTTATGAACCACTCAACCTCCTTATCAAAAGCCGTTATCAGATTATACCATGCGGTCGATGCATTGGATGCCGTCTTGAAAAAAGGCGGCAGTGGGCCGTTAGAGCTACGCTTGAGGCAAGGACTCACAAGGCAAATATCTTCGCGACTCTTACTTATAGAGATGAAGAGCTTGTCATCGGTTACCAGCATCCGACGCTTGTTGAAGAACATTTAACGAATTTCTGGAAACGTCTTCGGCAAGCTCTGCTGAGGCATCCAGAATATTTCACAAAGGATTCAGAAGATGAGTTACGATATCTTGCAAGTGGTGAGTACGGCGACGAATCTAATCGCCCTCACTATCACGCCCTTATTTTTGGCCTTGATTTCAAAGACAAAATTCCAGAGCGCAAAAACGGTGATAATCTACTCTATCATAGTGAGTATCTTGATTCTATTTGGACTCACGGCTATTGCACTATTGGCGACGTATCATTCAGCTCGGCATCCTACGTGGCAAAATACGCAATGAAAAATGATTCGCATCACAAAGAAATATGGAATGAAATCGGCGTAGAGCCGCAATTCTGTCGCATGTCGCGACGTCCGGCTCTCGCTCTAAAATGGTTTGAAGAATGGCATCAGGACGTTTATCCGTCCGATGAACTATTCATAAATAATCAAAAAATGTCGAGTATTCGTTACTTCGACAATCTCTATGCGAGTGGAAACGAGCTCTTAATCCATGGAATAAAAATGAACCGTCAAAATAAAGTAAAGGAGCAAATAACGTCAAAAAAACAACTTCAGATAAAAAAAACCGTTAAAATAGCTCAACTTAAAACCGGTTCAAAAAATTACTTGTAAAAAACCATGCTAAAATATATTATATACGTGGCTTGGCGGACGCCAAGCCCGTAACACTCGAAGAAATGCGAAAGCATTTCGAGAAAGGAAAAAAAATGATATGCATTTTCGTCTTTCATGATTTGAAAGCCAACAAATTCATCAATCCATTCTTCTCGCAAAATATGCACGATGCTCTTCGCAGCGTGCAAACCATGCTCAGAAAACCCGGAAGCTTGCTTTCGGACTATCCCGAGGACTACGTCCTCTATCAATCCGGGACCATCGAAGAGGACGATGGTCGTCTTACTCCGTTCCCGGATCCGCTCCTCATTCAAACTCTCTTAAGCCTGAAAGGCGGTGCAGCTTGAAGTCTCGTAAATCTGTTAAACTCAAGAATTATGGTCCTGTCTTGGCAAAGCAGGAGCCAAGAGCCGAGGCCGACATCAACAATATCGTGGCTCGGTACTTCAAAACCGGCTACTTGCCGGAAAACAACAAATCGCCGAAATTTGGCGATTTTACAGGCCCTGGGTTCCAGGAGATGCGGAATGCTATCGCTGAAATCGATATGCAATTTATGATGCTTCCGGCCAAAATTCGGAAAATGTTCCGGAATGACCCTTATCAGGTCATCCGGTTCGTTGAAGACCCGAAAAACGCCCAGGAAGCTGCCAAATTAGGCCTTATTCAGCTTCTGGACCCCGATGGAGACCCTTTTGTCCCGGACGAGCCCAAATCGCCTGAAAAACCGCCTGTAAAGGCGGACCCCGAGGCCAATCCTCGAAAAAAAACGGAGCCGGAAGGCGACTAGCACCATACCTTACTTGATGTAATGGTGCTAGCTGACACAGTCAGCTAAAAAGGGGGGTCCGAAAGGGCTCCCCTTACTATTTTATAACCTAGTGGTAACTACCCACTAAAGGAGACAAAATGAAATCTGTCATGAACCACAATTTCTCATCAATTCCAGGTCCAATACTGGAAAGGAGTACTTTCGACCGCTCCTTCGCTCATAAGACAACGTTCAATTCCGGCGATTTGATTCCATTCATGCAAACCGAAATCCTTCCTGGTGATTCGGTGAGTCTCAAAACCACAATCCTGGCCAGGCTTCAGTCTCTGATATTTCCGGTGATGGATAATATCTTCCTTGACATCTTCTACTTCTATGTTCCCTATCGGCTTTTGTGGGAACATTGGGAGGAATTCATTACTGGAAACGATGCCACTCCTGGTGCACAAACCGAGTATATCTGTCCGACCATTCAAGGATCGGAAAGTGAATTTCCGGTAGACCCCGGAACATTGGCCGATTATTTCGGTCTTCCTCTGGTCAATAACATTGTAGGCGGTGTAAACAGCCTGCACTTCCGAGCGTACAATTTCATTTGGAACGAATGGTTCAGAGATGAAAATCTCCAAGAACCCGTCCAGTTCGATACGGACGATGGACCCGACGACCCCGATTTATATCGGGATATTCTTCGTCGTGGAAAAAGAAAGGATTATTTTACATCCGCTTTTTTAACACCGCAAAAGGGGTCCGCCATCACCTTGCCTCTTGGCACAAGAGCTCCGGTTATCGGAAATGGCTTGGCAATTAGGTTTGGTGATGGTACTTCGAGTCGGTTTCTCAATTATAACGATACAACTGGTGTGAATGGTCAGTTGGGAGTAACAAGCACGGGAGGTGCTATTGGAGGAACTCCAGCTGGAACCATTCCGACGGGTGATAAATATTTGGGTCTTTCATCTGACCCGGTTGCCGGTTCTAATATGTTTGCGGACCTTTCGTCCGCTACGGCAGCAACCGTAAACCAGCTTCGTGAAGCTTTTGCCTTCCAACAAATTTTGGAACTCGACCAGCGTGGCGGTTCTCGATATACTGAACATCTTCAAGCAACATGGGGACAGCGTCCCGAGGATTTCCGTCTTCAAAGGCCGGAATATCTCGGAGGAACCTCTCGGCCAATGATGATTTCGCAGGTACAACAAACCTCTGGTAGTCCTGCGACGGTGTCCTTGGATCCGGGTGAAACTCCGCAGGGCAATCTTGCGGCCTATGGTCATGGAACCGCGCAAGCCGGATTCACGAAGTCATTCGTGGAACATGGCGTAGTAATCGGTCTCGTGAATGTTCGAGCCGATATCACATATCAACAAGGATTGGACAGGTCATGGAATCGTTCAACAAGGTTCGACTATCCTCATCCTGCTCTTATGCATCTCGGAGAGCAGGCTATCCTCAACAAGGAAATATATCTCCAAGGCGGAGGCGCATCGGTAAACGAGGAGGTCTGGGGCTACCAGGAAAGATGGGCGGAATTCCGTTACAAGAATTCCTATGTTTCGAACAAGTTCCGTTCAGCCATGGCTGGAACTTTGGATGCTTGGCATCTTGCTTTGAACTTCACTTCTCTTCCGGCGCTGGGCGCCACGTTCATTCAAGATGAACCTCCTCTTGACCGCGTGATAGCGGTCTCGGATGAACCTGAAATCATCATGGATTCCTATACGTCTTTTCGGCATACTCGTTGTATGCCTACGTATT